CCCTAAGTAAACTGCGGTGTTGCGAGTAAAAAAAAATTACTCAAAAAAAACTATTTTCATCTTTTTTTGCCAAGAGGTCGCAATTTATTCTGCGATAAAAAAAAATATTTGGCAGATTATGATTCCAAAAAATTTTGGTCAAAAGATTTTTTTCGTAAAACATGATAAAATGTTTTTGTATTAAAAATGACTTCATAAGTCATGATTAGATACTGCTCTTTAAAAAGTGAATATGACTCTCAAATGAAAGCGAGTAGCTTATGAATAAAAAATCTTATCCTTTAAACTCTACACAAAATAGTGTTTTGTTTAAAAAAAGAAAAGGTAAAATTCAAAAGAAGAAATGTTATCAATGTAATCATCAATCTGTCATTAGATATAAAGATAGTTTTGGTGATTGGTCTAGTGAGTGCCTTAATAAATGTGGCCCTCAAATGTTAAGTAATATACTTAACTTTGGAGGTAGATAACATGAAAAATCGTAAATTTAAAATACCAACTTGGTTTATAAATGAAGAACTAGATCATAAAGTTTGTATAGAATATGATGGAGAAACTAAAAGAGCTTATGAACTTTTAGATATTCTAAATCAAAAGTATGCAAAGATAGATCAAAAAAAATCATATAATATGATAGAAATAACAGAAGAAGAATATAATACTTGGTATGTATATTTCTTAGAATATTATATTGGTTCAGATACTATTTTTTATAAATCTAATACAGAAAAAGAAGCTAAAAAACTTCTTAACAAATTAAAAAGATTTTTTGGTTTACCTAAATATGATGGCAATCATAGATGGGGAAATGTTTTAAAAAAACTTTTTATTGATTATCAACTAAATAATTAGATTAGCTAATTAAATAACTCAGAGTCATATTCCTTTTAAAGATCTCTCATTAATAAAGCCATCCATGAAGCTCTGCTAGGAGTTTGATTGGCCCATTTACTGTCCATCATGCTGTCACTAGCCAAGACATAGTTTTGATCTTCAAGGTTTGCTTTTAAATTTTTAAATTGATGTAAGCTACTTCCCATTTGATAAGCCATTTCAATTAATATGGTAAAGGCTTCTGGTTTAATTATATCTGGATTAATATAAGACTTAGCCATGTCTAGTGCGTTTTCAAAATCTTTTTCAAAGATCTCATCCCAACCCTCTTTAGTTGTTGGTGCTTCTTCTCCAGGTAAAAGTTTATGGCCATAACCACCGGTCCAAAAATCTTCTTTGACTTTCTTACCATCTTTAGTTTTGTAAGATAATTGATAAGGTTCTAATTTAAAACCTTCATGCTTTTTTATTCTTTCTTTGAGTTCTTCGTACATTCTATTAGTTTCTCCAAATACCATTTAGCTTTTTCTAAATCTTCTATTCCGTTTTTGTTTTTATATCTGGTGACATATTTTATAATGTTACCTTCTAAAAAATTCATGTCATATTCAATAATGAAATCAGTAACTTCTATGGATTTTTTATAATAAGGTGGATTAATTTTATCCATGAAGTTTACCGGTCCATTTCCCTTTATCATCTAATGGCATTGTGTGTATGTGTGGTTCACAATTAACAATGCTACCTACTGAAATAATAGGTCTTTTAATGAAATTTTTTCCATACTTAAATGCTTCATGCTTTGGATCTATTGAGCATCCTACACATAAAGCAAAATTAAGATATGTTGGGGAGGACCAAAACTCTAATGATGATTTGGTATGTTGATGACCACATACATAACTCATACCAAGTTCTTTAGAACTAGCTAAAGCATTGGCTTTGAAATGATGTGTGAAAAAAACTTTTGTTTTGTTGGGGAGGGAAACGACTAACTTATCATGCCAGGTCCAGTTCCATTTAGGATTGATAGCAAGTATGTCGTTAATGTGTTTGATAAATGAATTAGGTATTGCTGATTTCTCTGCTAATTTTTGTATGCGTATATCATGGTTTCCCCACAGTATAGGCATAGGACATTTAAAAATTTTTCTAAGATCTTTTATATTTTTTCTAGCAAGATCTAATTCATATTTAATGTTTGGTAACTCTGGTGAATGTAAATGCTGTGATATACTATGTGCATCTATAAGATCGCCAATATGAACTACCATAGTTGGTTTTATTTTATCTCTTATTTTCTTTATCCAAGAAAAGTATTCTTTCTTAGCATAAGGAAAATGCGTGTCTGATAATATCAGAATAGATTTTGTATTCATCCGGTCCTTGTTAAAGTGCGGAAATTATTTAATAAGTTTTATAAATATCCAAATGGCCGATAGTATGCCACCTATAAACAAAGCTACTTTGAGTCCGCCTATTCCCATGTTAGCGTTGCGATTAAGATCTCTTATTTGTTTTTGCATTATCGTAATATCTTCTCGTATGTATTTGACATCTGTTTTTAATTCAGCAACATCTTTTTCCCAATCTGACATTATGTACCTCTCACCATGCTATCAAATTTTTTTATAGGATATGAGTCAACTTCAAAACATATTGAACTAAAATGTGCTGTGTCATCACCTCTATTTTTAGCAATTTGTTTATATTCTTCTACATACAACTCAGTTGATGACAAACAAGTTTGCATATCTGGATATAAATAACCTGTGTATCTTACAGACTCCCAACCAGGCATTGTTGTAATTATTATTGCCATGACTAATTTAATCATCAAAATTTTTTTTCTATTATAGCTTTTATTTTCATATTACCTTCGCTATCTGGCTCTAGTTCAGCAACAACCGGACCACATTTATATTGAATAACATTTTCTCTTGACTTACTTAAATTTCTCTCTGCTTCACGCTTTAGTTTTAGGCAGTTTGATAATCCATTTGTCATTAAGTGACCATCTAGTGATGTATTTACAAACATTAATAATGCAAAAATTTCAGCTACCATTTTTTCTTACCTTATCTTTAAGTTGCTCTACATCTGCTTGTAATTTTAAAACTTGTTCTTTTAAAAATTCAATATTAACTTTGTTGTGCATACCACCCTCTAATTGTTCAGTATGTTTTTCTACTTGTCCTGCTATGTGTTCAATTAACATAAACTGCTCATTATCCGCAGGAAGTGATCCCATTTCACCTCTAGGCCATTTAATTCTAAACTCAGTATTTTTTTCTAAGTCTGCTTCTGCAAGTGTTGATCTTGTTTCTAAATTATTTAATCTTTCAATTATTCCAAAGTAAGCATAAACTCCAATTGCTGTTGCTCCGAGTATACTTAACAAATTCCGAAGTGGCATTGAAATACCTGTATTGTCTGAAATCTTCATCTACCACAAGTACACATTTCTTCGTTGCCACCACAATCTTCACATTTAGGATTAAGCATTATTACTATCCCATTCATTTTGTAACTCTACAAGTTTTGCATTTACTTCTTCTTCAGTAGGAAGTGTAGTAACTGGATTATCTACAATGTTTCCATCTATCCCAACTTTTTCAGAAAGTTTTAAGTTAGCATAAATTTTGTTATTACTATCTGTCCAACCAAACCATTGACCGCTATGAATTTGTGCCAATGCATCTTCTATTGTTGATGGTCTTGTAGTCATATTATGTATCTCCCATTCTAATAAATGTTAATGAATTATCGTTTTTACCACTACCTGCTAAAGTCATAGTATTAGATTGTTGGCACATTACACCCACTCTTACCTTTACATTTGCTACATCTGTAACATCAACTAAAGTTTCACAAACTGCGTTTAAATCTGAGTTACTACCAGAGCCGCATTGATGACTTTCTGCAATAGTTGAATAAGATGAATTGTTTGTAGTTACTTGTATTTGTACTTCGTATTGTGTTTCTGCATTACCTGAATATGCTCTTGCTCCTGCAACCCATCTTACTAAATAAATACCTGTTGAAGGAAAAGTATATATTCCTGAACTTTCAGACATTTGGCTACCAGTAAGTGTTCCTTGACCACTTGTGTCAATTCTTTCCCAATTAGAAGTAATTGGAAGTGCATCATTACTAAATGTTGCATTTACCCTAAATTCATCTGCCACAGAAATACCACCTTGCACATAACGATCTGTTGATAATGTTCCACTAGATATATTACTTGCATTGAGGGAAGTTAAATTTGCTCCGCTTATTGCAGGTAAACT